GGCCGCATTGGAGCCGATGATTCCGCCGATGGCCGAGGTAATGGCGCTGATGGGATTCTCGCACCGGGAGGCGAGCGGCCATTGCGGATTTAGTCTGAGTTGCATGGTTTCCTGATTTCGAGCAAGACCAGCTCCGGATTCGAGCCAGCCGCAAATTCGGTAAAGCCGACGAGCCGCGCCAGGCGCAGCACAAGCCGCTTCTCAATCGGCACGGGTCCGACAAGCCGTGTCGCCGGCGTAGAGGCCCACACCCACGCGAGGAACGCCCGCGCTATGGGATCCGAGCGGCCCCACACCCGCCGGCGAAAGCAGAAATGGACTTCCACGCCATCCACGAGAAGGAACAGAGCAACGGCCGCGCTGCCTTCGCGCGCCACGATATAGTCAATCCGCGGCGTGGGCCCGACTTCGAGCGCCGCCGGCGGACGCATCCCCGCATCGATGAGCAGCTCGCGAATCAGCGCGTAATCGTCAGAGCGTTTAAACGTCGTCGTCGTCAATTCGCCTCAAAACTTCCGGTGACCGTGAGCGTGTACGTGTGCCCATTCGTGAAGCCGCTTGGGACGCAGACCGTTAAGTTGGTGCTCGATATACTCACGGGCGCACTGACCGCAAATGACGCGATGCTATCGAGCGAGGTCGCCGCGAGCGTCTGGTTATTGCTCTTGGGCGTGATGCCGGCCGCCAAGACCGAGACGACCGCGCATTGTCCGGTGGTGCCCGAAAATGACGCGCGGAGTTCACAGCGCAGAAGCCCAAGTTTTCCGAACTGCGCCGCCGCGCAGTCGTAGGCAGAAAGACTTCCGAAGCTGCTTGTGGTCGGAATGAAGGAAGCCCAGGCCGCCACCTGGGGAATTGCCACCGAGGCCGCCGCCGAGATCGTGCCGTCGGCCGAGACGGTTATTTGCGGTACGTGACTTGAATCGCCATAGCTCGCCGCGCTTACTCCGCTCGCGGCCAGGGTCGGATTCGGATAGCTGCCGGTGAGCCGGCCGCCCGCGGTTCCCGCTGGACTCACGCCCGAGATGAGCATCGCCGCGGCGGCCGAGATCGTGCCGTCGGCCGAGATGGTAAGTTGCGGCGTGTGCGTCGCGTCGCCATAGATCGACGCGCTCACGCCCGAGGCCGCCAGCGTCGGATTCGGATAGCTGCCGGTGAGCCGGCCGCCCGCGGTGCCTGACGGGGCCGCCGAGCTGGTGAGCCCGCAACCGAAGTTATAGATCCCGCCCATTGAAAGCGTGAGCTGGATCATCGCTTGCCCCGAGGGACAGTTTTGGATGCCGTCAGAGGCCATGTTTCCGGAGGGAAGCTTCCAACTCGTGACGCCCAGGAAATTCACCGTGCCGGGCCCGGTGGCGAGGCCGCCGGCGAAGTAGCCCAGGCCCGTATAGTCCACGTAATGCACGAAGCCGCCGACAGAATTTCTGATGCCGAACGGGTTCGCGGTCTGCCCAAGGAACATATCGAGCTTCAGTAGTTCATCGGTGACGCCGAAAGATCGAATCTGGACATGCCCTTCGGGGTTGTTGTAGTTGAAGCCCCAATGCCCGCCGCGGGTCATGATGGTGTAGTCGGTGATGTCGTTCGCGCCCAGGCCCGCCGACGTTCCGAACCAGATCGCGCCGCCAATTTTAGAAAGCGATGTCGCGCCGGCGAACGGATCGACCATCATGCGAATCCGCGCAACTTCGGTTCCATAGCTGAAGCCGTCGTAGCCGTAGGAATGGAACACCCCGAGCGAGGTCGCCGCGGTGACGGGCAGCGGAACGAGATATGAGCCAAGTGAGCGCCAGGTCTCAAACGATGCCAGCCAATTCTGATTCGTGGCGTCGGTTTGCAGTCGCGAGGTTGTCCAGGTGCTCGCCAACGCGTGCGTGGCGCGCCCTAGGACCGGATCGAGCGTAATGGTGTGCGTGCCTGCGGCGGGGTTGGAAATGTTTACTTGAGCCGCCGCCGGGTTCGTGATGCCTACCTCCACTAGATCGACCACGGAGGCCAGCGAGAACGCTCCCAGGTTGAGCGCCTGCCGGCCGTTGCCCGCGCCGTTCACGGAGAGCTGCGCGATACTGGCCCGCACAAGGTTTGCCGGAAGACCATTGGCGGAGATCGCAAAATAGGTGCCGGTGGAGATGGTGCTCCAGTTGACGAACTGATCGCCCGTCGAAGTGAACGCGTCCAGCGTGCCGACCAGCGTAGAGGAGGGACAGGGACCAAGGGGAAATTGCGCCGAGGATTGAATCAATACGCCGCCCTGTGTGATGTTCTCGAACACGTTTCCAGCCATAACAACGCTTTGCATTGTCGAGGAACACGTCGGCTCAATAATGAGCGTCGCGCCATCCGCAAGATAGGTATCGGTCATGTTCCTGACGTGGTTTCCGGTATAGGAAATGAGCGGCAGGACGCTCGAACAGTAGGTGTAAAACGCGCCCGCGAAGTCTGAATTTTGAATCAGGTTATCGCGCACGATCCACGAGATGTAATCTTGCCCCACGTCGCAGGACGTGCCCGCGGTCGCCGTGCCGCCGCTGGTGTAGGCACCCGTGCCCGTTGACCAGTTGAGGGAGAAGTGGTTCGGGTCGATTACGGTAATGCCCCAGCTCCCGTTCGCCGCGGTATTGCCGAGGACGCCGGCGACCGTCAACTCTTCGCCGGTGGTGTAGCCGTGCGCCGTGTCGGTAATGATGATGGGCGAGGCGTTCGTCGCGCCCGTGATCGCAGTCGGCGCGGTGGATGTGCCGAAGCCGCCCGTGAGCACCTTGACGCTTGAATCGTTATTGCCCTGGATGGTGTTGTTTTGAACGAGTAGTTTTCTGACGCCGATCAGATAGAGGCCATGGTCGCCGTGTCCGTCGCCGGTGAGCGTCGAATTCTCGACCGTCAGCGAGGCCGCCGTGCGCACGTTGAGCGGTTCTGAAACCGGGTCACCCGAGGGAGTTGTCGAGGACTGAAGCAGACACTCGCGCACGACCACTGCGCCGATTTGGTCCGGACCAGGCCCGACGCCGGCGACATCGATCCCGAAATTAAAACCAATCGAGTTAAAGCGGAAAAACGTATAATTCTGACCGGCCGCGGGTAAAAACTGATCCTTGCGAAACACGCCGACCATCTGCCGATCGATGCCCAGCGGCGCGGCGGTGTTGACCGCAATATCTTGAATGGTGAGCGGGTAATTTGCGATTATGCCGTGGTGGTTCCCATCGTTCACGTACACCGTCATGGAGATGATGCTCGCGAGCGGCCCGTCGCCCTGAATGAGCATCGCGCACCCGGTGATGAGCGAATGGCTGATGTTGTAGGTTCCGGCGGGAAACAGCAAATGCGAATTGCCGCCGGCGGAGCACGCCGCGGTCAGGCCGACTTGAATCGCCGCCGTGTCATCGGTTGAGCCGTCGCCCTTCGCCCCGAAATCCTTTACCGATACGAAATCGGATAGCTTGGATTGCACGGGACGCAGCACGCCGCCCGGCGTTTGCCGGAAGGTCTGATAGGCGGAAGTGCCTTGACCAAGCGCCAGGCCCGCGGCCATCGAAATGAGAAGGAAGAATTTCATTATGTGACCGGCATCCCGGTAGTGATCGCGTTGAGCGCGCTCTTTCCATCCGGACGCTGGACAAACAGCAGAGCCGAGTAAGTGCTCGGAAGCGTGACGAGCATTCCAGGGAGCGCCAGGTTTCCGGCATAGCCCGCGTCGAATGACACCACGCGCCCGCCGGTGGCGTCTTGCACTATGAACAGCGTCCAGGCGTTCGATGTGACCGCGCTCGATGGCGCGAAAATTTCAATCAGCGCATCGACGAGAATAATTTCCTGATTCGCGCCCTGCGAGAGATCGGGCTTTGCCGTCCACGGGCCCGCCCCGAGGATCGGCACCACGTAATAGCCAGGCGCGCTCAGGCCGCCGGTGCCAGCGCCCGCCGTGCTTGCGGTGAGCGCCGCGACCAGCGCGTTAAAGGTGAGATACCAGGTCTTGTTGAAAAGAGCCGAGCCAGGATCCATCGGCGGGACACTCTGCGCGGGGATAATGACGGGCGATCCCATTTCAGACCGTTCCCAGGACCAGGTCGCAATCGAGATCGATCAGCGTTACCGGGATTTGGCCCGTGCCGGTGAAGCGCATCACGCGCCCGCGAGATTTGCCGTTGCGCAGCCAGAACACGCGCACAGCCGAGCCGTCAATCGGCGCGGAGAGTAGAGCCGTCCGCGGATTCTTGTAGGTCACGCCGCGGTCGTCGGAATAGTCGTAAGTGACAATCGGCGCGCCGCCGGCCGCGCCGGTGTCCATCTCGAGATCCATGCGCCCGAAATACTGCCATTTGCCGTCGTTGTAGATATAGGGCAGTGCGCGCTGCCAGGCCATATCTGTACCGGCATCGTCGCCGAAGGCCTTGCTCGTGTTCGAAATAATCGCGCTGTTTGTCCAGCCGGTGACGTGTGTTCCCGCCGCGCCCCATTCGGGAATGAAAACGTGCATGTTCGTGTCGTAGAGAGTGAAGACTCCGCCCACCCACTTGTAACGCTGATGCCATGCGCCGGTTTCCGCTTCATAAGCCCAGGTCTGCGCGCCAAAGTTGATAACCCAGAATGAATGACCCTCCTCCTGATACGCGTAGGAGATCGGAGGCGCGCCAGCGACGAGCGCCGCGTTCCATGCCGCCTCTTGCGCGTGGTTCGAGATCCGGACGGGAGTAAAGCCGTTGAGCACATACGCGACACACTGCCCGCGGTCATCGCCGCCCAGGAAAAACACGTGGCCGTCGAGCGAATCCTGACAATAGCCCGACACGTTGCCATACCGCCCCATGCCGCCAGGGAGCCGCACGAAGGGGTTGGCGCCGACTGCCGCGTTGGGGTCCGCCTGCCACACTTCGAAGGCTTCCGTGCCCCATACATACAGTTGCTCCGCGTCCGTGGTGATGCAGCGAGTGTAATCGGGGGAGCCCTCCTTCTGGAAGAAATCGAGCCCCGACCAGCTCGTACCATCGAGCACCGCCGAGAAATTGATTTGGCGGCCGAGGTCGGGAAACGTCGGCCCGAGGCCCGGCGATGGCGGACGCTGGACAAAAAAGGTCCCATCGAGCACCGCGCCATGTATTGCGGTGAGGGGCGTGCCTGCTGCTGTATAGGCGTAGGACGGTGGAGAAGTCACAGCGGGAGCCGTCGTTAGAAAGAGCTGCGTGGCGGTTGGTATGGGTTGCGGCGGTGTGCTCCCAGGCCCGGCAACAATGAAGGGCGTAATCACGCCGGCAATTGTGATATTGAAGGTGCGCCCGACCCAGGAACCGTCAGCGTTGAATTGATCGCTCGTCTCCGCGCCGTCTACGATGTTGGACGCCCAGCCGACGCCGAAGCCGAACACGTTCACGGTGCCCGAGTAGTTGTCGGTCGAGCACATGACAGGCCCGGCGCCGTTGTCGCAATAGGCGAGGCCCGCGGTGACGATAAGGAGCTGGTTTCCGTTGGAGTAAATCTCCGCCGGCAGTCCGTTATCTGTGTAGGCGGGAATCGCGTTCGTTGAGAGGATCACGCCCGTGGAGCTGATTTCGCAGAAATTGCCGTTCGAGAGCACGACGAACAAGCGCCCGCCGCCGCCCCACATGCCGCGCAGATGAACCGCCATCGTCGCGATGGTGTGCTTGCCCGGCGTCGAATACAATACCGCCTTATTCTTGCCGCTCTTGGCGGCGACCGCGGTTGCGGCGACGGCTGCCTCGTTCGGATCGTCGATCAAAGCCGGGAAAAGGTTGATGCAATCCTGAGCCGAAACCGCGACCGAACGCGACGTGTAATCCTGCCCGACGAGAGGAATTTTCACTTGCCGAGGTCTCCGCCCATCAGCCACCATCGCGATTCGCCGCCGCGGCGGTTATCGCCGAAGCCCGCCGCATCGTTCTGCAGGTACGGCACGGGAGCGTTGGCCGACTCAACTCTTGCGAGGGACTCCGCGGCGATGCCGGGCACGTTCGGCGCCATCTGCGCTTGTGTGGGATAGTACGCCGCGAGTCTGACGGCCAGGTTGAATGTGATGGCGTCCTCGTAGCCATCGGGAAGTGAAACGGTATCCGTCAACGCCAAGAACTGCTGGAGCGCCAGAGGCGTGAACAGTTCGAGTGTGTCCCCTTCGCCTTCCACCGGGTACAGGTAGAGCCGCGAGTTCGGCATCGCGCGATCGCGATAAAGGCGCGTCGGCCAAGCGCCACTCGTGAGCGCCGGCATCGTCAGTTCTGCCCAATCGACCACTTCGAGAATAGTCAGGTGGTAATGAATCGGAACCACGCCCGTGTTGGCGAGGATGATGTTCGCGCGCGTAATGTCGATAGGCCGCGGCGCGATGAAATCGGGCCCGGTGGGTCCAATGAAATAGGTTTGCTGTCCCGCGACCAGGGGGAATGTTGAGATCGTTTCCGAGAAAATGCGCAGAGGCGCGATGTTCCAGCTCCCGAGCATCCGGTTCAGGACGCCGATCGCCTCGGTGGATTGATCGGTCGAGGGAACGCGCAGCGGCCGCCCGGTAATGCCGGCGATGCGGAGGCCCGCATTTACCAGCGTGGCGCAGGTGCTAATGGGATCGGCCATCTATTGACCCCCGCCGCCCGCCGGCGGCGCCTGCTGCTGGGCCCCGAGAATATCCGCGTTGAGTTTGACGAGCGAGGCCTTGGAGGCCTGGGCGTTACCGACGAGGACGGGGTCGATGCCGCCGGCGCGTCCATACTGCGGATAGAGTTCGACGGCGAGGTTGAAGGCGAGCGCCCGTTCCCAGCCCGTAGGCAGTGCGACCGTTTGCCCTGGAGCGGTGAATTGAGCCATCGCCATCCAGTAATCGAGCCACAGCGCGCCGGGCGTGGCCGCCGGCATCGGATACACGCGCAGATTGATTGCTGGATTCGCTCCGTCCGCGGCCAGCACTTTGGCGAGCTGCGAACTGCCCCCCTGGGGATTGTCGATGGTGGCCGCGAATTGGTCGAAGCTCATCACGTGCATGGATGAGCGGAAATTGCCGAGGACCGACGCCGCGCCGGTGACGCGGATCGGCTGCGCGGCCGTGACGAGCGAGCCCGCGACGCCGAGCGTATACGTATCGACGCCAGCCGCAACCGCAAACGAGGTATGCGTCATATTCGGCATCGTGAGTTGTTCGCTCGAATAGCTCGCCACGAGCTGATTCAGGCGCATGAACGCGTCGGCCAGTTCTAGCGGGGTGTTGCCTTCGCCGGGCGCGATTGCACCGAGGTTGAGGAACGCTTCGGAGATCAAATCGGAAACGAGGTTAGCCATGAGGCCCGCCTTTGACGGAGAGGTTGAAGGAAAGGAAATTACTGCGCTTCGTAGGTACCCGAGCACACGTAGGTGTGCGCGATCGCGTTGCCGGGAGCGATGAAATTATATTGCGCGATCGCTACCGCATTGTTGGTATCCACGTTCGGATTCACGAAGGCACCGACCCACACGGCGGAATCGTTGCTATAGGAACACGCGAACGCCTGCAACAGCGTGGCTTGATTGAGCACGGGAACCGGAAGCCCCAGGTGAGGCACCGAGCCGTCGGACGTGCCGGTGATCCAGAAGCGAAAAATCACCGTATGGCCGACTTGGTTATAAGCGCCGCCCGACGTTACGCTCGTCATGTGCGTGTTGGCCGGCGTGTAAGGCGTCCACGGTCCCGAGGACAGACCCCCGCCGAAACTGCCGACGCCCGCGGCCGTCTGCGGAGTCTGCGCAGGCGCCGCGATCAGCGCCGCGAGCACGAGCGCGAGGACTGCCACGCGCGGGCTCACTGGTTCACCCACTGAATTTGAATTGTGACCGTGCCGGTGATGGCCGCCACGCCAACGCTCACGTTCGCCGTGCCGCCCGCGCCAGGCGGCAGATAAAACGCGTGCATATCGAGTACCAGCGTCGCGCCGGCCGCGATATTGAAGCTCTTGAGCACGGTGCCGGCGCCGACGTTGGAGGCGCTGAAGGCCACGGGCGGAACCGCTGACATGACGCCGACCGGGCCCGCGATCGCGAGCGTGGTAGTGGAGGCCGCGGCGCCGTTGGTTGAGACCGTGGCGACACAGGCGACCGAGCAGTAAATATCCGCCTCTTCAAAAGCGACCGCGCCGGATCCCGCGGTCGCTTGCACGGTGATCTTTTCCGCAGTGCCCGATAGCACCGTGGTTTTGTTGGCCTGATACCGCGGAACTAATGGATTGGTCTGGGCGAGCGCCGTGAGCGCCGTCAGCAATAGGAGAGCTGTGTAAAACATCGGGGGTTTCCTCTTCAATCGAAATGAATTCAGAGCCGACCGCGTCACAGCCCGGCCCGGCTTGCGCCAGGTCGAGCTGCGAGTCTTCGCTCATGCGCGTATGGCCGAAACCGATGAACCGCTGCGGCTCCACCGGGCGCCGGTTGTACGCGTCAAAGAGCATGGATTTACTACTTCTTGAGCTTGCCGGGCGCGGGCACGCCAGCAACCGCTTGCGCAGGCGCGACTACGGGCGCAGGCGCGACTACGGGCTTTTCGCCCGCGGGGTTAGCGGCGGCGGCTTTCGCGTCCGCGGCGGCCTGCTTCAGGTGATCGGGCACGGGCGGAGTCGCCGCAAAGCCCTTTTCGCCCGCGGTCTTCTCTTCGTCCGCGTCATGGACGCGAACCGCGGTGCTGTCCGGTTTATAGAGCACCTTCGGGTACTCCTGATGCCGGTAAGGGCGGCGCGCCGCCGCCGGCTGGTTGTCATTGATGGTTTTGGTTGTGTTCATTGTCTTGGGTCCTTTGGTGTGCTTACTGCCCGTCCGGAATCGCTTCCACTGCGGCGGTCAGTTTGGCGACGAACACGTTTACCGGGTTCGTTTCGTCTTCCTGTTCCTGCATCAGCGCGAACAGCGGGGAGAAAATCGCATTGTCGATATTGCCGCTGAGCTGGTTGATTCCGCCGAGAGCGGTCAGGCCTGCTTGAATCTGCGCGACGGCCTGCTGGAGCTGAATTTTCATAATGAGTTTTCCTTTTGGTTTGTGAAGGTGGATCGGCGCGGCGCCGTTTAAAACGAGCTCGCCGCTATTCGGTTTTCACCCAAACGGTCATGAGGCCTGCTTCAACCGAGGTTTTCGTCCAGGT